TATTATAATCGCCATACTATTAATGCCAAAAGAAGAAGTTAGTAATGAACCTATCATTATAGAAGAAACTTTTAATGAATATCCTTTAACAGCCTGGCACGATACTGATAAAAAAGGTGACATTGTAAAGATTAGATATAGGGTTTCTAATAGAGATACATTTATAGAAGTTCTTGATGATAAAGGTAGGGTAGTTCATAAACAACCATTTCAGAGAAGTCCTTGGAAAGATGGAACTCCAAGAGACTTTACATATAATTGGATGTTATATTATACACAGGATTATGGGGATGAAATACCATCTGGTGAATATGAAATACGAGTTTGTCATAAATATTCAAGAAATGTTGATTTAAGTATTCGGATGACAATTTAAAGCAAAAAAGCATGAACGTTTCTGCATTTATATACATATATATTATATGTCTTCGGACAAGTTTTTTGATAATTGGAATTTGGAAAAGTACGAGGAGTAATTAACTTCGTATGGAATTGACCGAATAATGGGTATCCTTTAGAAGCCCATAAGGTAATCCAAGACAAACTTGTGGTGAGTTTAGAAGTGGTGAAATTCTATTTCTACACCGAGACATCGGTTGTCTAATGTACTTTCTGAAAAATTAAAGAAGCGATTCTTTAGACCTTGTTGTAGGTAAGGGTAAAACTGAAATCCTACTTTCATGACCGAATTAATCTAAACTCAGAGAGATAAGGTAATGACACAGAGGTTGTACTCACTTCAATGAGATTAACCATCTTGAGAAGAATCACCATAACTGGTGGGTGTTAGGTACAAGGGCAAAAAAATCTGAGCGGAAGGTTGTAGGTAATCGCAAGTCCTACATTCCCTAAATTTCCATAAAAAAATTATTTTAAAAAAGAGGGTTCGCGATTTTTAGTTTCCACTATACTACAAACTTAAAAAACGAAGAACCCTTTTTTTTATTAAAGAGGTTATTATGATTGATGTTTCATCACACAAAAATGTAGAAAATGTTATAAGATTCTTTTTGATGTATTTACCACCACGAGGAGCAGAATCTATACTTGATGTTGGTGGTGGTAGTACTGCACCATATAAAGGTGTTTTACAAACTCGTACTAAAAAATATAAAAATTTAGATATAAGACCAGGAGATAGAGTTGATTATTGTCAAGATGTTGTTGATGGTACAGACTTTAAAGATAAACAATGGGATTGGGTTTGGTGTTCAGAAACACTTGAACACGTACCACAAAAGTATATGAAAACTTTTGTTGATGAAGTTTGTAGAATAAGTAAAAATATTATTTGGACATTTCCGTTGCCACACGCTCCAGCGTTTATAGATGACCCAGGTCATAGTGAAGTTATAGTTGATATGCAATCCTATGAAAAAGATTTTAATATAATTGATAAGACTACAAAAACAGGAAAGAGTATCTGGATATTTACTCGAAAAGATAGAGAAGTTTCAGTAGACCAGAGAGGTATCCATCAAGAAGGATATTCACCAGATAATTTACCTTTTGTAGTTATAAATTATAAGTGTTATTCACGAAATAATACAAAAAAAGCTTGGTTGTTTAGTTGACAACCCAGATATATATTATTAAATCAAGGTTGTACTTGATTGAAAAATAATAAATAACAACTAATAATATGGAGAATATAAAATGGATATTGATGCAATACGGAAACGTTTAAATCAGTTACAAACTACAAATCAACGTTCCAACAATCTTTGGAAACCACAACCAGGAAAACAAGTAGTAAGAATTGTACCTTTCAAGTATAATAAATCTACGCCTTTTATCGAGTTGTATTTTCATTATGATTTAGGTGGACGTACCTATATATCACCGATTTCTTTTGGTCGCCCTGACCCAGTTGAAGAGTTCGCTGATAAATTGAAATCATCTGGTAATCGTGAAGATTGGAGACTTGGAAAGAAACTTGAAGCCAAAATGAGAACTTTTGCACCTGTACTTGTTCGTGGAGCAGAGAATGATGGTGTCAAATTTTGGGGTTTTGGTAAAACAGTTTATCAAGAACTTCTTTCTATCATTACCGACCCTGATTATGGTGATATTGCAGACGCAGTAAGTGGCCGTGATGTTGTAGTAGAGTTTAAGACTGCAGAGGAAACTGGAAAATCTTTTCCAACTACCGCTATTCGTGTTAAACCAAATCAGACTCCTATTTCAGAAGATTCAAAACTGATGGAAACTACATTAGAAAATCAAGTTAATTTGAATGAAGTTTATAATGAACTTTCATATGATGACCTTACTAATGTTCTAAATGAATGGTTGAATCCTTCTGCTGAAGGTGAAGGTAATACTGATAAATCTACTAATGGTGAAATGAAGAAAGAAGAAACTGTAGAGACTACTGCAAAGGAAACTCTAAAACAGACTACAACTGTAGATGATGCTTCTTCGGCATTTGACGAATTATTTAATCGGTAAATAAAAATATATGGTGGTTAGGGTTCAGAGCCACTGCTCATATCTTTGATAGGTCTGGAGCCACCTATATTTTAATAGGAGAGTTATATGTCTGCAAGAGATGAATTGGCATCAGTTTTATCTGCAAGTTTAAATAAACAATTTAAAAAAGATTATCCAAAAGTCGCTTACTTTCTTGATGGTAAAGATGAAGCCCCATCAGATGTAAGTGGTTGGATTTCAACTGGTTCTTCCATGTTGGATTTAGCTATATCGAATAGACCAAGTGGTGGTATAGCAATAGGAAGAATAACAGAAATAAATGGGTTAGAATCAAGTGGTAAATCATTGGTTGGAGCCCATTTATTAGCTTCTACACAAAAGAAAGGTGGAGTAGCCGTTTATATTGATACTGAAACAGCAGTAAGTAGAGAGTTTCTCGAAGTTATTGGTGTTGATATAGACAATATGTTATATGTTCACTTAGAAACTGTAGAAGAAATATTTGAAGCTATAGAGAAGATAGTTACTAAAGTTAGAGAAGAAGATAATAGTAGATTAGTTACGATTTTAGTTGATAGTTTAGCTGGAGCGTCTACTAAGGTAGAAATGGAAGCTGATTTTGAAAAGGACGGATGGGCTACAAGTAAAGCTATTATCATATCAAAAGCTATGAGAAAGATTACTCAGATGATTGGAAGACGTAAAGTAGCTCTTGTATTTACAAATCAACTTAGACAAAAACTTGGTGTAATGTTTGGAGACCCTTGGACTACAAGTGGTGGAAAAGCATTACCATTTCACGCTTCAACTCGTATTCGTTTAAAAAATAAAGGTCAGATAAAAGATACTAAAAAGAATACTATTGGTATGAACATTCAAGCTCAAGTTATTAAAAATAGATTAGGGCCACCATTGAGACATTGTGAGTTTCCACTTTATTTTGAAAGTGGTATTGATGATGATGGTAGTTGGTTAACTGTAATGAAAGAACATGGTATTGTTAAAGTTGCAGGAGCTTGGTATACACTTCCCATAGTTGATATGGAAACTGGTGAAATAACAGATGAGAAAAAATTTCAATCTAATGATTGGTCAAAATTACTCGAAGATACAGAATTTCGAGATTATGTTTATAATATGATTTGTGATAAGGTTATATTAAAATATACTAAAGAAGATTTAGGTATTGATGACGTAGAAATGACGGAAGAGGTTTTGGGTGATTAATGATAAATATTTATCAATATTAAATCAAATTAAAAAAGACGGCGGTCTTGTCGAGCATAATAATCCAGACGACAAGGTATTGATAATAGATGGCCTAAATACTTTTATTAGAGTATTTAGCGTTGTACCAATTACCAATGATGACGGAGCTCACGTTGGTGGAATAATTGGTTTCTTAAAATCAATCGGTTTTGCTATTAAGATGCACAATCCAACGAGATGTATCATAGTATTTGATGGAGAAGGGGGCTCAGACCGCCGTCGAAAATTATTTCCAGACTATAAAGCTAAACGTAGAACAAAAGTACGTTTAAATCGAGCATACGATTGGAATACACCAGAGGATGAACATCAATCTATGTTGTTTCAGATGAGTAGATTGGTTGAGTATTTACAAGAGTTACCATTAACTATTATAGCCGCTAATCATATGGAAGCCGATGATGCTATTGGTTATATTTCCAAACAAGTTTTAAAAGATTCTAAAATAACAATAATGTCTACTGATAGAGATTTTTTACAATTAGTTGATGATAGAATATGTGTTTGGAGTCCTACAAAAAAGAAAAAGTATACACCAATAGAAGTACATGAAGAATTTGGGATACCATCGCATAATTTTTTAATGTATAAAATAATTGACGGAGATAAATCAGATAATGTTCCAGGTATAAATGGAGTTGCTCTTAAAACTATACAAAAATGCTTACCGCTTTTACAAGAAGATAAGATAGTTAATATAGAAGAGGTTTTAGATTATGTGGAAAATAATGATGTTACAAATAATGTAAAAACAATGTTATCTGAAGAAAATAAAAAGAAGTTACAATTAAATTACGACTTGATGCAACTTCATGATGTAAATATTAGTGGTAACGCTAAATTAAAAATTAAAGATATAGTGACAGAACCAATTCAACAATTGGTTAAATTTAATTTTACAAAAATGTTTTTACGAGATAGGTTATTTCAAACTTTACCTAATGTTGATAGTTGGTTATTGACTACATTTTCCACTTTAAATAAATATGCTGGAATAAGTCATGAGTGATAAATTATCAATATATGGTACTGCTTTTCAAGTTAAAGTTTTATCATCATTATTAACAGATTTAAAGTTTTTACAAACTTCATCTGATATATTAAATGGTGATATTTTTGATTCGGATTCTAATAAATGGTTAGTCAATGAAATTATAGATTATTTTTTAAAACATAAAACAATACCGACACTTGATGTAATAAAAATAAAAATAAATGAAATAGAAGATAAAGTATTACAAGTAGCTATTATAGATACGTTACGAGAAGTTTGGAAACACATTGAATCAACAGATTTAGATTTTGTTAAAGAGAAATGTTTAGATTTTTGTAAAAATCAAGTTTTAAAAAATGCTATATTGGAATCAGTTAATCTTTTAGAAAACCAAGATTATGATGGTATAAAATCATTAATTGACAAATCTATGTCAGTTGGAATGGAAAGAGATATTGGTCATGAGTATATTACAAGTTTAGAAGAAAGATTAACTGATTCTGTTAGAACTACAGTTCCAACTGGTTGGGATATTATAGATGAAGTAATGGATGGTGGACTTGGTGCAGGAGAACTTGGTGTTATAGTTGCACCAGCTGGTATTGGTAAAACTTGGATGTTACAAGCTATTGGAGCATCAGGTATGAAAAAAGGATTGACTGTAGTTCATTATAGTTTAGAATTAAATCAGACATATGTTGGATTAAGATATGATACTGTTTTTAGTGGTATTACAACAGGTAATATAAAATTTTATAAAGAAGATGTACAAAAGAAAATAGACCAACTAAAAGGTAATTTGTATGTTAAATATTATCCAACACGTTCTGCTACAGTTCAAACAATAAATGCACATATGAAACAACTTGAAATGCAAAGTATAAAACCAAATATGGTGATTGTTGATTATGCAGATATTGTAAAACCACTTGGTACATTTAGAGAGAAGAGACATTCTATTGGTGATAATTATGAAAGACTTAGAGAATTAGCAGGAGAGTTTGAAATTCCAGTATGGACGGCATCACAAGCCAATAGAAGTTCGTTAGAAGAAGATGTAATTGATGCAAGTAAAGTTAGTGAAGATTATTCAAAGGTTATGACTTCAGATTTTGTTATGTCTATTAGTAGGAAAGTAGAAGATAAAATTTCAAATACAGCACGCTGTCATGTTATTAAAAATAGATTTGGTGTTGATGGTATGACGTATCCAATGATGATGAATACTAATATTGGTAAGATTGAAATTTATGAATCAAATACGCAAGGTGGTAAACAACAACAATCTAAAATGGATAATTCAGAAGAGTATTTAAGGAAATTAGCTAAAAATAAATATGATGATTTTAAAACTGATGGTACTAAAATGGAAGGGTTTGAATAATTATATATAGAATTAAGTTTTCACGAAAGGTGATAAGGAAATATTATGAAATTTAAGTTATCAGAAAATTTTGTTAACAAATATAAGCGAAAAAAACCCCCGTTTGGTTTTAATGGTTTAGGTGAATTAGTTTATATGAGAACATATTCCCGTATTAAAAAAAATGGCAAAAATGAACGTTGGTGGGAAACTATTCAACGGGTTGTAGAAGGTACTTATTCAATGCAAATGAATTGGATTGAACAATATCAGTTGGGTTGGAATCCATGGCAAGCTCAAAAGTCAGCCCAAGAAATGTATGACCGAATGTTCAATATGAAGTTTTTACCACCTGGTCGTGGTCTTTGGGCTATGGGAACAAGAATTACAGAAAAAAAGAAGTTATACGCGGCACTTAATAATTGTGCTTTTGTATCTACTAAAACACTAAAAGAAGATTACTCAAAACCATTTACTTTTTTAATGGATGCCAGTATGTTGGGTGTAGGAGTTGGTTTTGATACAAAAGGTGCTGGTGAGGTTATGATTAAATTACCTAATCCAAATAGAGGTATAGAAGAATATGTAATACCAGATACACGAGAAGGTTGGGTAGAATCATTAAAGTTATTGTTAGAGAGTTATTTTCATGGAACAGCAGAAATTCAGTTTGATTACACAAAGATTAGAGCATTAGGAGAACCAATAAAAGGTTTTGGTGGGGTATCGAGTGGTCATGAACCATTAGAAGAAATTCATGTAGAAATAAGAAAAGTATTAAATAGAAATGTAGGTGAACCAATTACCGTTACCACAATTGTTGATATAATGAATCTCGTTGGTAAATGTGTAGTAGCTGGTAATGTCAGAAGAACGGCTGAAATTGTATTTGGTGAACCAGATGATGATGAATATTTGGATTTAAAAAATTATAAAGTTAATCCACATAGAGAACAATATGGATGGACGAGTAATAATAGTATTTTTGCTGAACTCGGTATGGATTATACTGATGTGTGCAAACGAATCGTGGATAATGGCGAACCTGGTTTTGCTTGGTTAGAAAATATGAGAAAATTTTCACGTATGCAAAATGGTGGAGATAATAAAGACCATAGAGTTGCAGGTGGAAATCCTTGTTTAGAACAATCATTGGAAAGTTATGAATTATGTTGTTTAGTAGAAACCTTTCCAAACAACCACGATTCATTAGAGGATTATAAGAGAACATTAAAATATGCGTATTTATATGCTAAAACAGTAACACTTGGTAAAACTCATTGGAGTGATACTAATAGAGTTATGTTAAGAAATCGTAGAATTGGTTGTAGTGTAAGTGGCGTCGCACAATTTATTACTAAACATGGAATGGAAGAATTAAGGAAATGGTTAGAAGATGGATATGATACTATTCAAGATTGGGATTGTATTTATTCAGATTGGTTTGCAGTCCCAAAGTCAATCAAGACTACTTCTGTAAAACCAAGTGGAACTGTTTCACTATTAGCAGGAGCTACACCTGGATTACATTATCCAGAATCAAGATTTTATTTTAGAAGAATGAGATTATCGAATCAATCAGAATTAATAGAACCATTAAAGAAAGCTGGATATAATGTAGAACCAGCATTTGGTTCAGAAAATAGTACGGTGGTAGTATCGGTGCCGGTTGATGTAGGTGAGGGTATAAGAACAGCGGCTGAACTTTCGATTTGGGAACAATTCAGTTTAGCCGCGTTCTTACAACGACATTGGGCAGATAATCAAGTTAGTTGTACAGCTACATTTAATCCAGAAACAGAAGCAGATGAACTACCACACGTATTAAAATATTTTCAATATAGATTAAAAGGTATATCATTATTACCAAGAACAAATGGTGGGGCGTATAAACAAATGCCTTATGAAGCTATAGATGAAAAAACATACCACTTAGAAGTTGAAAAACTTAGTAGATTAACATTTGGTGTTATTAAAAATGAAGAGGCAGATGTGGAAAAGTTTTGTAATAATGATGTTTGTGAGATTATTCCAAATTAATTTCTTTTTTAAGGGAATACCCTTATATTTATAATTAACAATTAAGGTTATAATATGATAAATCATAAATTATATGGTAGACGAATTTTACACGTGATGTCACCCGTCAGGTGGCGTTCCACTAAGTATATGCATCATGCTGATTCAAATTACAAAGTTATGATGAAAACTATTAAATGGTTACCAATGTGTCATCATTATGTTTTAGTTCCACCAAATAATACTATACCACATCTTGGAAAAAATGTTACTAAAATACCATTTCCATATGCTGGTAGTGTGTTGTTTAATCGTGGATATTTCAATAGTAAAGCTTTATTGAAAGCTATAGATTTTCAGAAGGTTGATATTGACTTTATTTTTAATCATCAACCAGAGTTGTTATACAATGTTTATAATGCTATATTGACAGATAGATATGGTATGTCTGTAGATAGTTATAACTTTTTTCATTGGGTTGATTGTGAAAAGAGTAGACCAACTGGTGGTTATCCTGTCGGGTTCTTTAGACAAATGGAAGCTATTGATTTGTCTACAAAATCTTATTTTCATTGCCCAGTTAGTTTAGATTATATGAAATCTAATTGGGATAAAATACCACACACTTCACAAGGTGTTGATGAGAATGTAATGAAAGAGAAGATTAATTATTTTCCACTTGGTGTAGGTGATTTACCTGAACCAGAATCATTTCCATTACCAGATAAAAAGATATTAGTTTTCAATCATAGATGGAATCAATCTACTGGTATAAAGAAACTTATACAATTTACAGAACATCTTGATAGGGATGAATGGTTAGTTTGGATTACTGATGATGATGCTAAAAAACCAAAAGCTGGTAAACCTGCACCAGATTGGATGAAAGTACAAAACTTACCAAGTGGTGGTCAATATAGATATCTTATAGATAATTGTTATGCTACTATTTGTCTTGTAAATGATTATATGACTTGGAATCTTTCAGTACAAGATGCTATTAAAGTTAAAAAACCAAGTTTAACATTTAAACATTCAACACAAGAATATGTGTTAGGTAAAGATTATCCATTATATTTTACTGATAAAAAATCATTTCTTGAATTGTTAGATAATACACCAACTGAACTTGAGTGGGAATTACCAGAACATGATAAAATTTTTAAAGATAATTTAATTAATGATTTGATTGAAGGTTGTGAAAGTAAAAAGAAACGGACTGTAAAAACACCATCTGCTGGTATTGAGTGGTTGTATCATATATTGAAGGATAATGGGTTTAAAAAGAATTTACTTTTCAATAGTCATCCAAATTTATATTTGAGTAATGTTTGGGAGAAGATTAGACTTTGGTGTTTATCAAAAGGAATTAAAGATAATCCAAATTATCAATTTACAAAATTGTTTGTTCCAGATGATAAAAGGGAAGATATACAAAAATTCGTAGATGATTCTGATGAAACATTTAGTGAATCTAAAGTTGACCCAAATTTTAAAATTATTGATGAAGAAGATAGTTGGTTTTAATGTACCAAGATATATATTATGATAATTTTAAAAATAAAGTACATATTTGGGATGATGTAAAAGGTCATATAGTTATTCCATATAAAAAGTATGCTTATAAAAAAGATAATTATGGAACTTATGTATCTCTTTATGGAGATAAACTTAAAAAGATATATAAGTTTGACAAAAAAACTAAAAATTTATGGGAATCTGATGTAAATCCAGAAACAAGAGTTCTTGTAGATACGTATACAAATTCAGATGACTTATCTATAAATCATAGACTTGGTATTTTAGATATTGAAGTAGAAGTTACACAAGGATTTCCAGACATACATAAAGCTGAAAATAAAATAACAGCCGTAGGTTATTATGATGATATAACAGATAAATATTTTTGTCTTGTATTAGATTCGCAAAATAAAGTTACTCTCAAAAATAAAGATAATATTATAATAGAAAAGTTTGAAAATGAAAGTCAATTACTTCATCGTTTTTATGCAATATTTCTTGAACATAGACCAACTATATTAACTGGTTGGAATAGTTTAAAATTTGATATACCTTATTTGTATAATAGAGCGGTACAAGTTCTTGGTAGTGAAATAGCTGATTGTTTATCACCAATTAGAAGAATTCATTGGAGTGAATATCAAAACCGATATAAAATAGCTGGTTTATCACAATTAGATTATTTATCTTTATATAAAAAATTTACATTCACACAAAAAACTTCTTATAGATTGGACGCTATAGCACAAGATGAACTTGGTGAAACGAAAGTTGAATATGAAGGAACACTTAATGACTTATATGAGAATGATATAAATAAATTTATAGAATACAATATTCATGATGTTAGACTTGTTAAAATGTTAAATGAGAAACTGGATTTTATTGATGTAGCCAGAGGTATTGCTCATGTTGGTCATTGTCCATATGAAGAAGTTGAATGGTCTTCGAGATATCTTGAAGGAGCTGTTCTTGTTTATCTTAAAAAACTTGGTATTGTTGCACCAAATAGAAGTAAAGGTGGAAGAAAGGATGTATTCAATAAAAATAAATTTTCTGGAGCGTATGTACAAGACCCACAAAAAGGTAGACATGAATGGATTTATGATTTAGATATTACTTCTATGTATCCATCAATTATTATGTCTCTTAACATTTCACCAGAAACAAAAATAGGAAAAATTGAAGGTTGGAACTCAGAAGAGTTTGTATCTAATATACCCAAGACATATT